ACTGCTCTGGAGCAAGTCTTTCCTTTCTGACACAGCAATTGTCTCGTGGTTTCACTACCAATACTATATGTGCATACCATGCAATTGCGTGCATCGGGGTTTTTAACGCAGGTCAATTCGTGACGAAGTGCGATTGTTTCGCTCTTCTTGATTGCTCCGCAGTATTTACATTCCCAAGCAAGAACTCTTCGTGCCATTTAATCATCTTCCTTTCCTTCGGCTTTGTCAATTCTTTTGCAAGCAATATCAAAATATTGTTCATCCAGTTCAAAACCTATGTAGTTGCGGTTGGTGTTGATACAGGCGATTGCGGTTGTGCCGCTACCCATGCAATTATCTAGGACGGTTTCACCTTCGTTGGTGTAGGTTTTGATTAAATATTCGAATAACTCTACGGGTTTTTGGGTTGGGTGTACCTTTCCTTTTTGCACAGCGTTAGAAAACTCTAATATACTTGTTGGGTATTTATGTGTGTAAGTATAAACCTTATCCTCTTTTCCCTTAGTTCCACCGATAGCCTCACCAGTTCCATAATTTTTAGAACGTTTCACTTTATCCCTTTTTATCATTTGTGGGTAGTAGTTATGAGGTTTCTTACTAAAGACAACGACATCTTCATGTATTTTCATAGGTTGTTTTTTAGCAAGGAAGATGTTTCCTGCTTTTTTCTTATTCCATACCCAACAATATCTAAATGCCTTTAAATTGCTGTTTATAAGTATTGTAGTGAATGGTTGACTTGCAGTTAAAACAATCGCACCATTATCCTTTATAATCCTCTCATACTGTTCCCATAATGGTTCAAAAGGAATAACCGTATCCCACTTACAAGCCGTTGTTCCGTAAGGCAAATCACAGAGAATCATATCGATGCTTTTGTCCGGAATCCTTTTCATCCCCTCCAAACAATCCTCGTTATAAATCCTGTTTAGTTCCAACATACTTCACCTTCCTCTTCATCTGCACGAGCAGACTGAATATACCTGAATATTTCTTCTCTGAGCTTTTCATCTTTCTGGAGCTCATCGATGCTGTCTTCCATCTGTTTAAGATAAACGACTGCTTCTTTAGGCTCGATTCCGTGGTTTCTGTAATCTCTTGCTAAGCCCAGCATAAACAGCTGAAATGATGCGTTCTTTGTATTCTCTACTGCATCATCTACGATTCTTTTCAGTGTCTTTGCGTCCATCGGTGTCTTAGCTGCTTTCCTTCTCTGTTCTCTATTCATCTCTCTTCAAACTCCTCACAATTCTCACCGTAATCGGTGTATTCTCCGCACCTGTCGGAGTCCAGGCACCAGCACATCCAATCTCCTTCTTCAAACCTGTGATACTTGCATTCTCCGCATTTCTTTTCCATGATTATTCCTCCTTTATTCCAAACCATCACAATGACCGTATTTCTCAATCATTGCTTGTTTTTCGTACTCCAACCTGTTCTTGGGCCCTGTGGTTCCATGCGGCGACGGCTTCTTTCCGTGTTCGTGCAATTCTTGGCGTTTCAACTCCGCAAACTCCACACGAAACAAAAAACTTTTCAGTCGCAAAATGGTTTCCAGTGCTACACAGGATAGCCTTGCATCCGCAAAAAGGACAGGGTAATAATGTGTTACTCATGCTCTACCTCCCGCATTTCTCTTCCATGGTTATACCTCCTACATAATATTGACAATTACATATTCGAGCGATACATCAGCATCGATTTGTCCTGTCTTAATTCCCTTTTCTACGAAACGAACTATCTTGAGTGCTTTGATTAGCTCTGAAATAGAGTAGTGGCCTTGCTTCTCTTTGGCCATCTTTACCTGCCACGGTGTAAGACCCGTCCTCTTTACAGGCTCGCTCTGGTCTCTTCCAAGGCCCTGTACCATAAGAATCTGCTTGAACCCATTGTACAGGATAGACAAAACCATTATTTCTGGCTCGCCCTTCTGCCTTGCTTCTCTCAAATACCGTGAAGTATTTTTGTAATCTCGAGTCAAAATTGCATCTGTGAACTTGAATGTGATATCTCCGATAGGCTGAAAGATAACACCCTGCTCAATCAGAATGTTCATTGCCTTTCCAAAATCAACCACACCGTTTGACTTCTGGGTTCTGTGAGCATAGTGACGAATCTTATCGCACTCAAGAAGAATACGACTGTAATTACATTCACATATCTCTGCCAGCTTGCAGGCGTCTCTTTCCTTCATTCCGGGCAGTTCCTTGCTGATGTACTTGGCAAGCATTTCGGGTGACAACTTCTCAAACTCTGTGAGCATCTCTGTGTTCTGCTTGTAGAACTTGCTTCTCTTATCCATCGATGAGTAAATCAGGATAAGGTAATCAGGAGATTTGTCTGCTAACGAGAAAACAGTATTCCAGATTTTATCCTGTTTGAGAAACTCTTTATCGTCTCGTACTACGAAGCATCTTGGTGCTCCAGAAATTCGGCGCTGTGTCATTTTAGCATACGCTTCCTGAACAGATTCCATTCGGACTACATCACAGCCTACGATAGAATATATCTTGTCTAAATAGATGTCCATGACTCCAATTTCTTCTCCAGTGAAAACATATACCTTGTCGAGTTCTTTAGATATGATTTGCTTTTGCAGTTCATGAAGTTTCATTTACTCGACCTCCTTCCAGATGTCACGCATTGCAAGAATCCACATATCGAATGTCGAGTCTTTCCTCACGCCTGTCATCATCAGTTCTCTTGAATAAGCGTTTGTGCATTTGATTGTCTCATTTAAGCAGACGAGTTCCTCTTTGCTGTCCGACTTTCTTGCTCTTTGAACACAGATATGCTTCACGCATTCGAAGAAAAGTACCGGGTCATATCCATCAGCATCTTCTTTGAATTTAAAGTTGTTACCAATCTTGAATGCGTTGACCCCGGTTACTGCTGCGATGTTATCCAGCACCTTTTCACAGAAAGCATAGAATTTCTCTGCATCTGCAGCCACCAGGTCTAAATACTGACCCGGTGTTGCTGCAATATCAAGAGCAAGTTCTTCCATCGCATTGTTAGGCTTTCTGAATTCAGCGAGTTCGGCCTTGGAATATGGCTCCATTGCAATCTCTGTTCCTCTGCTCTTCAACGTCGCCAGCGTGTTATTCATGCTCTCTACTGTCATGATGAAGTATGCCTGCTTGGGAGGCTCCTCTGTTACCTTGAGCAAGGCGTTCTTAGCCTGAGATGACATTTTATCTGCGTCTGGGAACACATATACAGTGGTACCAGCACAACGATACGAATTCTCAATAGCTTCACGAACTGCTTCTACTCCCATTCCAGGATAGATTTCATAAGCATGAAGACATTTCTTCGCTATGTATTTAGCGAGTGTTTTTCTTCCGGAACCCTTCGGTCCTGTCAAGATAAGGAATCGAGGAAAACTACCCGTATCTAAACAGGTCTGAAGAAACTCCAGGTTGTTCTTCTGACCAACCATGATTATTCCTCCTTACAGAACACGAGAATTGCTGTTTCAATCATCGCCTTAGCATTGGACTCCCACTTGATGTCCGCATTCAACTGACGAGCCCAATCCAGAATCTTTAGACAATCGTCATAGTCTTCGTCTTCCATTTTCGTCTTGTATTCCGGCAACTCAGGAATAGCGATGTACTTGAAAGACTCAAACATCTGATACTTACAAACATCAAGAACAAAGAACTGAAACTGTTTGATAAACTGCTTAATGTCCTTGCCGCTGTTGTAGACTGTTTCAATTACTTCTACAGCCTTGAGAGCATTACGAGACGCCAGCTGATACAGTAATTCAAAATATACTGTATAGTTTACTGTACCAAGCGCCTTAACCACTGTCTCAACCGTGAGAGTTGGCGAGAGTGACAAACACTTGTCAAGCATTGTAATGGCGTCACGCATACCGCCCTCAGCTAGCTTTGCGATGTATTCTAGTGCACCGTCTTCCGCTTCAGGTGGCATTGGGTCTCCTGGTAAAAATTCATTACCTGTCTCGTTACATAATTCCTCAGCTTCTTGCTCTATAATGTATCTTAACCTATTCACAATATTATCCAAAGATATCTTTGTGAAGTCGTATCTTTGCACACGAGATAAGATAGTAGCTGGTATCTTTTGCGGGTCTGTAGTACACATAATAAAAATGGTTCCTGCAGGAGGCTCTTCCAGGAGTTTCAGCATTGCGTTCCAAGCGCCGATAGAAAGCATGTGAACCTCATCAATGATATAAACCTTGTACTCGCTGTCGAGTGCTTTACGCTTTGCATTATCAATGATTTCTCTGATATTATCGACACCATTGTTAGAAGCAGCATCTACTTCAATCGGGTTACCCTTCCTCTTATTCAGCTCATTTGCGAATATACGAGCGGCTGTTGTCTTTCCACAACCTGCTGGTCCACAGAAAAGATATGCGTGCTTGAAAGAGTTAGTCTCAATCTGCTCTATAAGAATGTCCTTGATTGCTTCCTGTTCTACGACATCATCGAATGTCTTTGGGCGATACTTAACCGCCAGCGATATTTGTTTATTTTTCATTGTTCTTTTCCTTTCCACCTTTCTTAATATAGGGTCTACCATTTTCTCTCGTTGTCTTGACGAGATTTTGATACTTCCTGACAGCCCTCTGCTCATCTATAGACATCATTGACATTACCGACGGCATTGCATTTTCAACTATCTGAGACACTACCTGAACATTTCTTCGAGCTAGAAGAGACTTATTCTTATCTACCCTATCTCTGACTTTATCAAATCTCTTAGTTGTAGGCTTGATATCTACTCCCGAATAAGTGTCCATTAAAACAATATCATCGTCGTCAGAAAGAAAATCAATCTTTCTAAGCATCATACAAACAACAGCGTCACAAGCCCTTCTGGAATATAAATCAAGAAAACCTCCCTTGAGCGAAGAATGATTGATAATGTTCTCACTTATCATATCATTGATAACTGTAAAGTTTCCAGGATGATTGACATCTAACTGAATACAGTCGCTATCTGTAAGGTTAAACTTTCTGCGAAGTGCTTGGTCTCCCTTGATTTTCTTGATGTGACCGTTGACTACCGACCCTGGATGTCTTACGCCCTTGTCGTCTCTTCGAATAGATGCTCCGAAAGACGCTCCATAGTTCTCTATTTCGAGTGCTGTGGTGTAGAAACTACCATCAGCAAATCTCCAGAACCTGATTTCGTGTTCCATAATTTTACCTCCTATAAATTATATTAATATGCATAATAATATGTTACTATCATATTTTAAATCAGTTTTCTATTACTATACATAAATTACTACATTTCTTTCAGTTTTTCTATCAACTCATCTATTTTTTTGTTTTCAATTCTTCCATGTGCATATTTTAGAACAGTATTCAATGTCATCGCAGAAGCAAATGAAATCATTTGTGGGTTTACATAGCCAGATAATTCTCTCATTAATAGCTGTTTAGCTTTTGGATTGCTTAGTATCTCACGTACAGTAATATTGTTATTTCTTAGGTCCATAATTTTTACCTCCTATATATTTATTATAATAAGCTCTAACTTGTTCGAGAGTTAAAACTCTTAAATTATACGCATTATAGTGTTCCATTACTCCGACTAAATATGGGTATCCATAACGGTCACTTATTTTTGATAGCTGGCGTATAAACCATTCTTTGCTTTGCTTCTCCATCTAAGATTGTTCCTCCTCTAAATATTTGACTAATTGACGAAACAGTCTTCTGTCGATGACAAAGAAATCAGGTTCATCAGGACCGAAGCGGAATGCTAAAGCATAGTTGTCTTTTCCCTGCTCAAATGCCTGTTCCTGAGCCTTGTCCAGCCATTCCTTCTTGATGGAGAATGATGCTTTATCAGACAGAGGAGTCTTTGCTTCGATGAATAAATTCTTTGTATGAACATCTCCTCCGCCGAATCTTGTTCCGCCTGAATTAGCCTGGGTTCTTCCACCGACCATTTTAGCAATCTGCTGCTCTTGCTTCTGACTTGCAGTCTTCATGAATAACTGACCTCCTTTCCTTCTTCCCGAAGTTCCTTGAATACAGGAAATCTCAACGAAGGTACTCCGTTTGCATTCTGCGTCTCTTCGAAATACTGAACACTGATAACTCGTCCGATGAGATTATCTTTATTCTCCCAAAACCATTTTCTCTGTTCGTCTGAGAATCCTGTGCCAACTCCGAGAGTGTTTCCTTTATAGTCTACATTTATGCGACCCAGAGTACCTTTCAACCTTCCTGACCCTTCTTCAAACCCTGTAATGGCAAGGTCTACATCCTGCATTACCTTCACCTTAAGCAGATTCCTTGTCCGTTTGAAATCGTACACAGCATCGTTGATATTAACCATGACGCCCTCTTTATGCTGCTTGCGGACAAGTTCCAGTAGGTCGAATATCCTCTGCGTGTCCGTTCCGCTATACAGAGCTGGAAGCGGTGTCACATGATTGAGGAACTTGAATTCCTCTTCCAGAGTCTTTCTTCTGAGAGTATAAGGTGTTTCACATTTCTGATTCTCAAACTCCTCTACCTTGAGAACATCAAAAGCATAGAATGTGACACCTTTCTTATCTCCATCTGTTCGTACAACCTGAGTCGTGACTTTGTACTGGTCTGCACTGGTTCCAGGTCCATCTACAATGAGTTCGCCGTCCAGTACAAACGACTCCTTATTAACAGACTCAAGTTCCTTTTGAATCTCTACCAATCCAAGAATTTCCTGACCTTGTCTGCTGAAGAATCTTACCTTTCCATCTTGCTTAATAGCAACACAACGAATACCGTCAAGTTTAAGAGTGATAGTGAACTCCTTACCATCTACCCACTCTATATTGTCGAAGTATTTTTCAGCGAGCATAACCTCAAATTGTGGAATAAACTCTCGTCCGTAGACCTTATTGACAGTCGCTGCTCCGACGCCTACCTTGATAGACTTTGTAAAGATGCTCCGGTAAAACTCTGACATCTCTGGAGTTCTTTCACGAATAAACTTCTGAATACTTGCTATGATTTCATCTGACCCTGTATTGTTATTCTTCAGGAACTCCAATGCTTCTGTGAAAGAATGCAGTTCTTTGAGTGCAGGAACAGCAACCTTCTTTGTAATCTTTTTATCTGAGAGTCCTGTGGTAATGTACGGATTAAGCACAAAATGGAGGACTGCTGAAAAGGTATCGTTGCTCTTTGCTTTATCCAGGATACTCTCTTTGCCTATCCGACTCGAAGTAGATTTCAGTTCATCGAATATTGCTTTGATACTTTCGTCTTCTTCGCTCTTAATTACTGGAGGTCTCTTGTCCCACTTGATTAAAGACATATAATTTCCTCCCTATTTGCTTCTGAATTTTCTCAGGTATTTCTTCATAGTAGCCTTTGAAATCTTGTACTTGGCACACACCGCTTCAGTAGAAAGAGAGGAGCAATCTTCAACGAACTGTCTTACATTATCGTTCGTCCATTCATTTCTCTTCTTAGGCTCTTCCGGTTTATAGTCCGGATACTTTTTATAGAACTTCTCCACCTGATGACCGATAGGTTCCTTCTCTACAGGTTCACGAGGAATACTGTAATTCGGATTGAACTGACGACCAGGAATGTTTGACGGAATAGGTGCGAGTCCAAATGCAATCTTAAGTGCGTTATCTATCTGGTCCATTATGTAATCCTCTAAAACATACTTCAGGTTCGTGAGTTCATCTACATTGATTGGACCTGCCTGCTCCGTGAGAGCAATGTTTACTTGCTTGTTCATGATAAACATTACATGAGTTGGATAGTTCTTCTTAATCTGTGTGGTACAAGGTACGGCGAGGAGAACAGATGAGTTCTCGTTGCATTGATTATTTGATACGATGATAACAGGTCTGGGACCTCTCTGAATATGTCCTGTCGGAGTTACTGTAGGAACATGATACCAAACCTGACCTCTTTTAATATTCTTAGCCATAAGCACCTCAATCAATTCTGTGAAGGACTTTAGCAACGTGCTTCATCACATTTTCGTCATCTTGTTTCTCATAACCGCATTCCTTAATGGTCTCTCTTAGAAGATTAAGTCTTTTCTCATCTTCTTCGATGGTGATAGACTTAATGTACTCGATAATTCTTCGAACTTCATCGATTGTCCAATGAGGAATCTTGTTACCATACAGTCTCTTTCCAATATCATTGACAGTTGCAAGAGAAAGACCTAACTCATATGCAATCTCTGCATTAGTATAAATCCACTCACCTTTTGTATTTATCATTTCTTTTCCTCCATTTCTAACAATTCAGGGTTATCGTATATGACTTCAACACAAGTAATGTGGTCGGGATGCCAACCAACACCATCCTCGTCACGATAATAAAATCCGTTATCCTCATAAACAACTCGATGTATTTTTCTGTCAGGATGCAACGAAAGGAAACCTTCCACTATATCCTCCTCATAAATCTCTTTACCGTTTTTATCTTTTAATCCAGTGTATTGCCCTACGGTTTCGGGGATAACTTCTAATGTCACTAATTTCAAACATCCTTCTTCACCGACTTTATCACTTTCGTTTACATCATCACCGTACGGAAAGATATATGTTTTCCCTGTTATTCCACATATCAACAAATATCCATATACCCATTCGCCACTATCAACACGCTTTCCTCTAAACTTAATTTCCCTCATCTGTATCTGTTCCTCCATTTCTTCAAGGTCCTGTTCCACCTCTCTTAAAGTATCTCCTGAGAATAAGAACAGTCCATTTTGATATACTTCGTAATGCTCTTTGACTCTTCTGATTTCAATGCCAGACACTATCTCACCTCCTGACATTCTTCAATCGCTGTTTTGATAATCCAACCTCTCCACTTAATCTGAGCAAGTTGTTCTCTGACCTTATCCAGAGCAGCATACAACTCTTCTTCTGTGTCGAATGGATTGATGTGTGCGTGTCCTCCACATTCAGGACCGATTCCGTAAAGACGACTAACAGGATGCGTGAGTGGTCTTCCACATCTCATGCAAACATCTGTCTTGAGAGGAACTGCTATACAGTCCATCATGACCATTCCTCTTGTCTCTTTTAGCACTCTGCCTTTCATGATTCGGAAGGGCATTGGAATGTTGCTGTTCCACTTCGCCTGAAAATCGAAGTCTTCAGACGCTGGCTTCGTCATGTACTGACGAACCTTAATGATGTATGAATGGTTGACTCTCATATCGTTGCTTGTCATTACCCTTGTCTGCTGAGCAGGAGACACTTCCTGATTTTGTACCGGAATAGCATTCAGTGTAATTGATACCGTGTCTCCATTCTTCAGCGAAGCGATAATAGACTCAACATCTGTGACATTCGTTCCATTCACGCTCATCGGACGCTTTATTCCTCTGAGTATTGATTCCACAATTTTCACCTCCTATGTACAAATAGTGTTGAAGGCTATTGATTAACCCTCAACACTATTGTACTACATACAACCAAGATTGTAAAGGGTTTTCTTAAGAAAACTTAAGAAGTATCTGCTCCTTTAAGTCCTCGAGCCAATCGTTGTTCTCAAGTAAGAAATCCCTCAATTTAGCTTTACCCTGGAACTTGAGGTCCTTTCCATCCTTCTTGAATACCTCTCCTGTTTCTGGGTCTACCAATGTGTACCAAGCTCCACCAGCTGCTATTAGACCTTCCTTGATTGCAATATCGATAATATCAGATACTGCATCGATTCCGTCTAAATATTTCAGAGTGTAGAACCCAATCTTTCGGTCAAGTTTACACACCTTAGACTTCACGAGAGCGACCTTAACAAAGTGTCCGGCAGGGTTCTCACATCCTCTGGAAAGAGATGTTCCTTTATCGTCGATGTAATCGCTCTTCATGAATGTCATTCTGACTGAACAATTATGTCTCCAGGCTCTTCCGCCGGTTGTGGTTGTTCCACCATACATACTGTTCATATCGTCACGAACCTGATTGATACCAATGAGCAGACAGCCTGTTCTAGCACAGATAGGTATCATTTCCTTGCTGAACAATGTGAGAGCCATTGAGATACCGCCGTATGTCCTATCCTCTATGGTTTTGCTGTAGGCCTGGGAACTTACCATGGCGGCAAGACTATCCAGTACGCAGACGCTAATCTCTCCTGTCTCTACAATGGCCTTTGTTATTTCAAATATCTGCTCTGCTGTTTGCTCTTCCGGAGATACAAGAATGAGTTTTTCAACATCGACTCCAAGCTTCTGTGCCCATTCCGGGTCCAGAGTCCTCTCTACATCGACATA